ATAGGCTTGTGCCTAGAAAGGACCACGATCATGAACTCAAAATGGAGTTCTCAATCGGGTTTGACGTTACGACTCTCTGTTATTGGCGTTCCAACCTACTCAATAAATCCTTTTGTGGATTTATTGCTTAGGTGGACCGTGTGTAGCGGGGAAGAGTGGACAGTTAAGAGATGTAAATCTCTGAAACTTACACTCATCCAGCTTCGCTCGAAATCTCCTGTTACGACTCCTTTAGCAAGGAATCGCAAGGGTGAGATCAAGGGCGTTGTTGGCAGCATGTTGCGTTGGGGCCTGAAGTCCGATAAGAACTTTTCTAAAGTTCTTAACGCCTTTATGGCTTACACGCATTGGACATCTGTTTCTTTAACAGGTGACCAAAGGAAGAAATTCCTTTGTGCTGTCAATGCTAGTCCGGTAAGTTTACCGGACTCCTTTGTTCACAAGTTGGTACGTGTGACAAAGGCCACAGTCCATGGAAGGACCATTCGTGGAAAACCTCAATCCTTGATTTTCTGGAGAGGCTCTCCTCAAAAGAGAGCTCCGACAGTCAAACAAGGATCCCAACCACAATCGAGTCATATGTTGAGTGAGCTTATGCTCACTGACAATGATCCGACATGGGAACATGTGAAGTCCTTGTGGCATGAGATTTATTCTCATGTTTTCAAGGGGATCGACATGTACGGATTTTGTGATTCCGTCCATGATGATCAAAGATCACATACTCCTATGGTGGCGGGTGAGGTTCATTTCCTTCAGGAGCCCGGTTACAAGCTGAGAAGCATTGCTTCTCCGTATAGACTATTCCAGGTGGCTTCACAACCACTTAAGAATGATCTAGGACAACTTGTACGGTCACTTGAATGGGACTGTACCCACGATCAAGCGAAGGCATTGCCATTCGTGCAAGAAGCACTTAGAAACCGTCGAGAAATCTACTCTGTAGATTTGTCTTCGGCAACTGATTACTTCCCATACGAATTGCAGCAAATAGTTTTGGAAACTATTTATGGCAAAGATAATTCATACATCAAACTTTTTCGGGATGTTTCCCGATCAGTTTGGAAGTCTGAATTAGGAGAGATTGTTTGGAAGAAAGGGCAACCCTTAGGGTTTAACCCTTCTTTCTTTACTTTCACTCTAACTCATGGTCTTGTACTTCTTACCCTTTTGGGTAAAAGGTATGATCATGAATTCTTTGTCCTTGGTGATGATGTAGTTATCTTAAACAGACAACTGTTTAATGATTACACATCATTCCTGAGTGCAATGGCGTGCCCCTATTCGCCGGAAAAGACCTTAATTTCCAATGAACTTGCTGAGTTCGCTGGAAAGGTTATTACTTCAGATGGTGTTTATCCACAATTGAAGTGGAGACGCATATCTGATGATAATTTCCTTGATCTTGCCCGGTTAATAGGTCCGAGGATCGGACTCCTTCTCACCAAGAAGCAGAATGAAGTTCTGGATGTATTTGCACACATTCCAGATTTCATACATCCTTACGGACTTAACTGGTCATATCCAGG